AAAAGGTTGATAATACATTTCGATTCTTTTCTTTAAGAACTCATGAATGATCTCTGCTTGTAGCCACATGACTTTCAAAGGTCTACTGAATTGTTTGCCCATAAACTCTGTGCCTGTTGTAGCGGCAGCAGCGAATGCACCCAACCAATGTGACTTACCAATCTTTGGTTTACCCAAGAGCAAGACTCTTGATTGTTCAAAGACAAATGCATCACCCCAAAACTGTTCGATGCGGCTTGAGTCCATAGTATCCCAGAAAGGATCGTTGAATGTTTTAAGTCCCAGAGGATCTCTATCAACTGTATCTTGAGACTTTTGTGCATCAATGGGATCTTCTTGATCCATGATCTCTTTGAGTTCATCTGCTAAAGGTATCTGCCATTGACTGGTATGCCACTTCAATATGCCAACATCAGAGTCATCTGGGTTTCTTTTTAAATGTCCAGTACAAATACTGTTGGCTGTATGCAGAACTTCTTGCACACTCATTGGTGGTGTGTTGGTTTGATTCCAGTCTAAGGCCTTGATGATCACCTCACGCATACCCCAACCTTCGAGGATCCACTTGCCCACAAGTCTAGCCAAAGTATCATTACGCATACCAGACTCAACGCCATCACCTGATAAAGGTGTGTTATGTCCAGAGACTATCTTGCCATCGTTATTAAAGTCATAGATGACATTCATGTCTTGACTGTTAAGCATTGGCAGATCATCCATTGAATCAATGAAAGCACTTTCAGCAAGTTCAAACTTATATTTGTTTGAAGGACTGACCATGACATAGCCACCCTCTCCCCTGATATCCAATCGACCTGTAGTGTTTCTGATTGTTAGGTTGTCATTGATAGCATAGAAATAATGATAGCCACCACGAGGAGTCTTTTGTTTCAAAGGCGTTCTTGTGATCTGCCCTGACTCTACAAAGTCACATGCTTCTTGCGAGTCTGCATCAAGCACCACAAAGGTAATGCCTGTGACCACCGCCCAATTACATCCTGGGAACTGTAAGTACCATTGCTTTATTTCTTTTAAGGTTGGTTGTTTGGTTATATGTTCAAGCCACTTAACTCTGGGAGTTTTGGACCAGCGCTTTATTAATACATCTTCTTCTTCGTTTGGATGTCTCTGTTTGAAATAATCAGGTATGACATCATCCCTTGAACCACAAGGTATTAAATGAAAGTTGTTTTCATAATATGAAATCAACATATCTCTTCGCCCGTTGTTGTCTATCTCATCGCCAACAAGATTAAATTTAAGATCTAAGGACACTAGGACTCCACTGATCCGTAAATGCTTTCCCAATCGAGAGCATGTCCGGTGAGCTTTATAAGTTTTTTTGCTTTGTTGACAGAGGGCTGTCTGTTGCCATACCTCCAAGACCTAATTGTTTCTATTGAAACATCAAGCTCTTTGGCCAAGGATTCTTCTCCTCGCTTTTCTATGTATTGTTTTAAATTCATTTCTCTCCTAAATAAGTGACACGCTTTAATTCTTAGGGGCAGCTTCAGTAATTAAGGGGGGGTAGAAAGCCACCATTAAACCGTGTCAAATAGGATGATAAAAGACTATGTGCAAAATGTAAAGAAATTTGTTGACAATGTTTTAATTATCATTAAGATGGTATGTAAGTTTTTTAGGAGAAAAACAAAATGCAAAATAATTTAGAAGAATATTGCCTGGAAGCTTTGCTCAAGGCTAAGAAAAAAAATCTTACTCAGCAGGCTGAATTGAAAGCAGCCAGCGCTGAGTTAGATAAAGAGATTGCATCTCGTCCTGAAGTGCAAGAACACATACAAACACTTTCTAATACAGGTGGATCTGCTAGGGTCCCACTTAATAATTTAATTCCATTTGATCTAAGGGTTCAGTACAAGGTTACTAAGTCTTGGGATCAGGAATTTTTATCTAAGTGTGTAGCTGATGGATACAAGATACCTTTTAAGGTTCAGTATGCTGAAGACACTAAAGCTGTAAAGGTCTGCAAAGAAGATGACCCGGATCTTTGGGATTATGTTGAAAAGGGTTTACAAACCAAGATTAATGAAAGGCCTTATGTGCAATTCATTGATCCCTTAAAAGGAGAAAATAATGAGTAGGATAGGAGACTTTCTGATAGACGTTCAGTCTGATTCAGAATTTGTTATTGGTAGTTGCGAAAGCTTTGAACAGTTTTGCAGCAAAATGAAAAAAATAAATACCATGTATTTGCCAAGTGCATTGACAGATATATGGGAAGAACATGTTGGTTCTCAAGAAGATCTCAACGTTAATCATTATGATAGGAGACCAAGGTGAGCTTATTGAAAACTATAGAATCAGGAATCAAAGTGCCAGCACTGAAGATCAATGTATCTGGAACAGATGGAATAGGTAAGTCTACCTTTGCATCTAAAGCACCCAAGCCAATCTTTATTAAGACTGAAGATGGAACAAACTTTATTGATGTTCCTTCCTTCCCTTTATGTAAAAGCTATGACGATATCGTTAAGCAAATACAAACATTGATTGAGGAAGATCACGATTATAGAACCCTGGTATTTGATACCACTGATTGGGCTGAGAAACTTGTGCAACAAAAGGTTTGCCAAAATCATTCAGTCAAAGGCATTGAGGCTTTGGGTTTCGGAAAAGGTTATACAGAGTCTGCTGAACTTTATCGCAGACTTCTACACATGTTTGATGAACTACAAAAGAAAAAGATGCATGTCATCTTACTTTCTCATGTAGCCATTAGAACTTTCAATGATCCAGAGCGTGAGCCCTATGATCGTTGGGAGATGAGTTTACACAAGAAGGTATCTTCAATGATACGCGAATGGGTAGACTTCAACTTGTTTGCAAACTATGAGGTATCAACTCGTACAAGTGGACAAGGGTTTAAGGAAACAACCAGAGGCGTGTCATATGGCAAGCGAAAGTTGTTTCACAAATACGCTGCAGCCTTTGATGCAAAATCCAGAGTTGACTTGGGCAATCTCCCATTAGACTTAGAGTGGAGTGCATTCATGACTGCGTTCAAAGAATCTTTAAAATCTAAATAGGAGAAACACAATGTCTGATTTTGAAATTAATCTAACTGATCATGAAGAGCTAGACTCTAGCTCGATTGGTCCTATGCCAGCCGGCGAATATGAATTGGTTGCTAAAACCTGGGAAGCAAAAACTGCAAAGTCTTCTGGTCACAAGATGATCAGTCTTACCTTTGATGTTATTGGTCCCAAGTTTGCTGGCAGAAAAGTTTGGGAGAACATAATGCTTGAAGGCAACGGTCTCAATGTATCCAAGGGCAAACTTCGTAATTGGAGAAAAGCCATGGGTATGGATCCCGATGTCAACAACTTCAACCTTGAAGCTTTAGAAAGCATGATGAACGTTCCATTTAACGCCACGCTTAAAGTGGAGGAGGGGAGAGACAAAGGAGATGGAACCAAGTGGGAGGACAAAAATGTAATTAGTAAGTTCGCTGCAGGGACTTCTAGTTCATCGGCGTCTTCCCCTGCACCTGCCCCAGATAAAAAAGATGACTCATCAGATGATGATGGGTTTGACTGGGACAAGTAAATGGATTTCATCGAGGAACTGCATAACCAGGTCGATATACTTAAGAGAGATGGCGATTCTGTAGATGAAACAACCGAGCGAGTATCCAAAGCTTTGCTTGACCTGGGCTATGCCTTGGCTACTCCTCGCCTTATTAGAGATAACGTTAAATATTATCTCAGAGAAAACGATTGGGATAATTATAACCCAGTTGACTATATTACCTAAGCAATGCCGGTTATTCATTCCCGGTTTATTAGCAACTTTGAGACCAGTTGTTTGCTGCGAGAGTCTCACTAACAGACAGAAGGTTTTAGATTATTTCCTTTCATAGTGTCTTTGAAGTGTAGGCATTGTCGAAAACACTTCACCTTTTTTTGGAGAAAAAGATATGACAATAGATGTAAGAGAGGCCAAAGATTTGGTCACAAGGGTGGAGTCTTTACTAGACTCTTTAGATAAAACATTTGATAGCTTGCCATCTGAAATAGATGAAAAGGTAAAAGATGCTAAACTAACTTTATTAAATTTAAATATAAATAATGAAAGAAAAAAACAAACATTCCGATTCTTTAGATAAAAGAACATGCGATACAGTTATGCAAGATCTTGCGATCTGCATTGACGATTGGAGCAGACAAGATCTAGATACCAAGGCTGCAGTTCTTACTTTATTAAAATTTACAGTAGACATTTCTTTTCAATTTTCAGAAAGTCCATTTGAAGCAATGCACCTTATATCATCTGTTATTACAGACAACATTGATCAGTATGAATCAGATGAGCTGGCATTTATTTTAAGACAAACAACAAGCGAAAAGAAAATAATACATTGAAACTTCGATACTACCAAAGAGATGCAATAAACTCTTTGCATCATTGGTTTGCTACCAAGCCAACGAATGAACATGCATTGATTGCGCTTCCTACCGCAGCCGGTAAGACCATTATATTTTCTCACTTCATTAAAGAAGTATTAGCCAAAGAACCTGACGCTAGGTTTATTGTTATGGCTCATAGAAAAGAATTGGTTGCTCAAGCTGAAAGCAAACTCAAGTCAGTCTGGCCTGACGCACCAGTGGGTGTGCTTGCTGCTGGAATGAAACGCTTTCAACATAACGCTCAAATTTTAGTTGCTAGTCGCGACACCTTAGCTTCCCCCAAAAGATTAGAAAAGGTTGGCAAGTTTGACTACATGATTATTGATGAAGCCCACAACGTTCCCCCCACTTCTCATACCAGGTATCAAAAGATTATCAATGAGCTTTCTGCTCGTGGCGATATGAAGGTTATGGGTTGTACTGCTACGCCCTATCGCATGGGCCAAGGTTATATTTATGGAGATCGTAAAGATCATTTCTTTAAAGGTTTGGCTTACAGCGTTTCAATACCAGAGCTTATTAAAGAAGGATATTTATGTAGGCTATCAGCTTATGCTGTTAATGATAAAGCAATTATTGATGCAGGCTCTGTAAGTTTAAAGTTTAAGAATGGAGACTTCAGAGAAAAAGAATTAGAACAAGTAGCTATGGTTGATGAAACCATTGTAGAAGTTGTAAGTGATTGGATTGACAATGCTTACAGCAAAGGTCGAACAGCTACAGTATTCTTTTGTGTATCAGTCTTGCATGCTCAGAAGATGACTCAGTATTTAAAACAGTATGGCATCAAAGCAGCAGTAGTAACTGGTGAGACGCCCAGCTCAGAAAGAGATGAGATACTTACAGACTTTGAGTCTGGTAAGATCCACGCCCTATGTAATGTTGGCGTCCTAACTGAGGGCTGGGACGCCCCGAGAACGGATTGTATAGCATTACTTAGGCCAACACAAAGCATTGGTTTGTATGTGCAAATGTGTGGCAGGGGCATGAGAATTCATGATGATAAAACTAATTGTTTGTTGCTTGACTATGGAGAGAACGTTGCTCGTCATGGATGTTTGGATGAAGTAGAACCTGAAGCAAATATACCAGGTAGATATCGTCCAAAGATTTGTTCTTCTTGCAGCGCCATCAACTCACCATCAGCTAAAGAATGCATGGAGTGCGGTCAGCCTTTTGAATCCAAGCAAACAAAAACTTTGTGGACCAGAAAAGAAAGAGAGGTTGCCAAGAGAACCAAAGCAGAAAAGCAGGCTGTTTTATCAGACGAAAAGAAAGCAGCCATACCTAAAGCAAAACCCATTACAGATATCTATGCTTCAGTTGTTAAATCAAAAAATGGCAGTGAGTATTGTCAAGTAGTATTTACAGTTGAGAATGAATTCTTTCCCAGAAAAATGCCATTAATGTTTGGTCATCCTACCGCTCATAACATGGCAGTGCGTAAATGGAACAAGATTACAACTGAGTGGGGATCTCCAAAACAACCATGGATGGCAGCAGAACTGATAAACAATGGTGCGTTTGATACAATATCTGAGATTGTTTTACAAAAGCAAGGCAAGTATGAGAACGTTATTGGTATTAAAACCAAGAAAAACGAGGAGATAATTCTATGACAAAGATACATGAGTTGTTAGACCAGGTTGAATTGCAAGAGAAACAACACAAGAGATTCTATTTAGGGATTAGTGGCATTGGTAATTCTAATCAACGTTTGGTTTGGATGCGCTATCGCTGGCTCATGCCAAATGATTGGGAGCCTAGAGTTCTTCGCTTGTTAGATCTTGGCAACGTAGTAGAAGATGACTTGATTAAAAAGTTAAGAAAGATCCCTGGGGCTTCCATATATGACGTTGACAGCAATGGAAAACAATTTGAGACTGAAGCATTGGGTGGACATGTTAAGGGCCACATCGATGGCGTAGGTCGAAACTTTCCAGGCATGGATAAAGAAAACCCATACCTTCTAGAATTTAAAACAGCTAACGATAATAGATTTAAAAACTTACAAAAGCTTGGTAGTTATTGTGAATGGTCAGACGAATATGCTGCTCAATTACATTTATATATGGGCCTGTTTAATTTTAAACACGCTATAGCTATTGTTTATAATAAAAATAACTCAGACTTATATACCGAAGTAGTTGAGTATGATAAAATCCTGTTCGATTCTTTGATGGATAAAGCTAAAGATATTCTTACGAGAGAAGATCCACCAGAAAATTATATACCAGAGACTGATTATCGCATTCGTAGTTTTATGACTCCGAAGCAACAGGCTTGTTATTTAGGTAGAGCATTGCCTGAAAAGATACATTGTCGCTCATGTCGGTTTGCAAAAATTGATATAGAGAAAGGAGATGCTCATTGGCATTGTGATCAGCATGACAAAAAGATCAGCAATGATCGACAGCTTAAAGGCTGTGGTCGACACAACTACATTCCAGAGTTAATACCCGCGGTAATGGTTGAGAAGGATAAAGATATAGTGGTGTATGAGAAGGATGGGTTTAAGTTTGTTAATGTTCCAGAGGCCAAAAGCTCTGCTGATGTGAACTTTTATTCTAGCAAAGAATTAATTGAAGTAGTAAACGCTGGGTTTCCTACAGAACTGTTAGAGAAAGCTGACAACATCAAGAGATTATTAAATGGCACAATACTTAAAATCAAACCATGGGTTGAAACCGGAGTACCCTTCTAGCTTTTTGGTTTTTTTATTACGAGTATTTCTGTGTCTGGGTACAGTGCCTCTACTAATTTCTTCTTCAATCTAAACATAGGCGTCTCGATTCCTTTCGTATCCTCGACCACTATTTCACCCTCGCTGTTGACGTATCTAAAGTCAGCCTTATAAAGACAAACCTTTTTATCATTTACCACACATGGGAAAGGTGGATGAACTTCTATGTTAGAGATGATGCCATCTGCTTCTAGTTCTTTAAGATGAGTGTACCTGGCCGCTTCTAGTTTGCTGTCAAAAGTTATACCATCAAGCTTAACTTTCTTCGCTCTATATTTGTTGTACAAGTTATGGTCTTCCTGTCAGTATTTTATTTATCTCTTCTTCTCTTAATACATTCGCCGCTCTTCTAACTGGTGGAGCTACTGGTTGCTGTCGAGGATCTTCAAATTGTCCTTGAAGACTTTGACCCGTTAAATCTAATCGAGTACCTAAAAGTTCTGAAACAGGAACATCTTGAGCGGCTTTGCTTTCTGTTCCTCTTTTAGCAAAAGATAAAACATCTGGATCTATTTCGCTAGGCTTAAATATTCCCATCATGACCTTGTCTCTGTCTGCTACTTTTGCAATTTTTAACTGTTGTTTTATTTCATAGTCTGAAAGACCCAGCGTTCTTGCATCTTCAATTGCAGTGTAAAGATCTCTTAATGAATTATATCTATCTTTGTTTGTATTAATGTAACCTTTTATAAAAGCTTCTGAGTCTCTTTCACTGTTTGATCTAAGAAGCCTATTAAATTCATTGGTTGTTTCTCTAATAGCTCTTTTAGATTCTGCTGCTTTATAATACAAAGATTTTTTTAACTGCGGCCTTACAGTTTTTACCCCAGTAAAAGCTGCTGTTAAAGTTTCAGCCACATCAATTGGCCTTCCTTTTGGACTAATTAAATCTTTCTCTCCTGTTGCAATAGAGGCTACAGCAGTAATAAAATCTTTAGGAACAAACTGGGTACCTTCTGCATCTTTTTGAATTGTAACAGGTAGTGCTGTTGGGGCTATCGCATTAAAAACATGTATAGCTTGTTTAAGGCTTCTGTCTCCAAGTGTATCTGATTCGTTGTAAATAATTTTACCAGTATCTGTTCTTCCCTGCCTTGCTTCTAAAAGAGCGTTAAAACCAAGACTAGGAGATACAAATGGATCTGCCATTTCTCCTATTGCATCTGTTGTTGCATTGGCTGCTATATTCATAAGACTGGCTTCATTTCTATCACCTTCTGAAACAGCGTTTAACACAGCTTTAACTGGTCTTTGTAAAAAATCATAAGGATTGGTATAACTATAATTAATAAATCCTGTAATGTTTCCAGCAGCATCTGTTTCTGTTGGTATCATGGTCGCTGTTTTTTCCCAGGGCGCAGCAAAAGATCTTTTGTATGCATCTATTTGCTCTTGATCTGATCCTGTTAAGGCTTTTCCAGCCGCTACTAAACCTGTTGGCAATCCAACCGTGGTGGTCATGGCCGCTGTTAATCTTCTTATTCCTATTTTTTGTAACTCAGGATTGGTACTAGCTAATTCTTTGATAGATCTTTGCAAAGTGTTGCCCATGTTTCTAAATATTTCAGCAGGGAAAGCAGTAAAGTTACCTATAAGAGGAATAAACTTTAATGTTTTTACTATTTCTGGAACCCTAGAATAAGTTGGAGTTACATTTAATGCTATGTCAGCGCCTTCACCCTTAATAAATCTTTCTACCACATCGTCTCCAGCAGCTTTTAATTTTCCAACATTAACAACAGCTTCTCTTCCACTAGGGCCAATTTCAATTAAATTTCTAATTGTTGGATCGGTAATGTTTTTAACAGCAATAACTGGAACTACAGCATCGTCTGCTGAATTAGCAATTGCATTTGAAAGTTTGTATTGTTCGCCATTCCAATTAACCCATCTAGCAGCGTTATCTGATCCTGTGTAAGTTCTTTCAATTGGCTTTAAAAAATTGTTTCTAAATTTTTGTAATTGGCTTGTTACTCCTTTTGTTTTTAATTTTTCCATCAGGCCAACATCTTGTATGGCATAAGTACCTACATCAGCAATTTCTTGTAATTGAAATCCTCTACCTACATTAATTTTATAATCTCTAGATTCTTTGAGTTCTTTTTGATATTTTGTTTTTGCTCTTGGATCAAATACACCAGCAAAAGATTTTTTAAAAGCATCAACAAAACTTCCAGAAGGCCCAAGATTACCATTCATCATTGCCATGATTGGTACGCTAGTATTGTTTCTTATATGAGCGCCAATGGATAATAAAGTTTTGTTATATTGCCCTACGGTTTTTAAAGCTAACAATCCCTTATAAGCGTTTTGTAAAATATCTGGTACGCCTTTTTTAAAATTAAAAGCTGTTTCTCCCAATGCTTTAACAAAAACTTCTGGCGCATACATATCTTGCAAAACTCCTGACTCAGGTCCAAATTTTTGATAGTTAACGCCATTAACTTCAACGCTATCAAGAAGTTTTGGTTTCTTTCCTTGGCTAGATAAATCTTTTGTATTTATATTTGCAGCTTCTAGTTCACCAGGTGTTTTTAAAAATGTTGTTGTACCTCTTTTTTTTGCTGTGTCATTTAGTATTTTTATTTCATCGAAAGCTTTAATATCTCCTACTAAAGTTGCAATTTTAGACATGGTTGCGGTAGAAGCAAAGGCTTCATCTTCTAGGGCTTGCTTCCATTCAGATCCTTTTTTGTAATTTAAAGGAGTAATTTCTCCTAATGCTTCTCTAATTTCTGGAAGGCTTTTTAATTTTTTTCCTTTTAATAATCCGCTTTTAATATTATTTACATAAAGCTCTGGAGTTTTTTCTCCCCCAGCTCCTTTATAATTTTCAGGATCTGCTATTTGTTTAAAGATTTGTTTTGCTTGAGATACGCCAATATCAGTTTTTGGTAATTCAAAAACATCTACTATTTTATCAATAGCTCTTTTATATACATCAGGAGCTGGTTGAAATCCCGGGTCAAGAATCTGTCTATACAAGGTTGTTCCATATTTTCCAATGTTATCTTGTAGTGCTTTTTTAAAACCGTCATCCAACGTCATACCTGGAATAGAGTCTTTGCCAACAATTAACTCTGATAACAACTGTTGTTCTAAAGAAAATAGTTCTTTGTTTTTGTTTAAAATAGAAGATAAATAATTGTCAGGATCCACACCTAATTCTTTGTAATCAATTTTATTTCCAGAACCCTCATAAGTTTTTATTTTTTTAAGAGCTTCATTTTGAATTTGAGTCATCTTAGCTTTTTTTGCATCGCCTATAAGAGCTGGAAAATCTCTTTCAACAACAGTTAATGGGGTTCTATATGCTGTAATGGATTTGACTAAATCTAAAGCATCATCAGCATTTAATTTTCCGCCATAATTAAAAGCACTTATAATTGTTTTTTGAATTTTATCCATGTTCTCACCAACCGCTAAAGTAAGGTCTGAGGCATAAGATTTTTGTGCCTGAGTAACATCCATAATTGCTCTATTGTTTTTTGCAGTTTGCTCGTAGGTTCCACCATAAGTAAAGTTTCTTCTTAACCAATCCCATGCGCCTTTATTTGCTTTTTCAGCGGCAGCTACTGCTCCAAATTTATTATCTAAACCCATGGCTAAAGCATTAAAATAAGGGGCAGCCAAATCTAGCCCACCGCCAGCAAGTTTTACAGCTCCACCTAATACTTTTGGAGCGCCATAAACAAATGCTGAAGTTTCAGCAAAAACTTGCAATCTTTCTTTAAGTCTAGCTGCTGCGGCTTCTCTGCCTGCAAGATTTTTAATTCTTTCTTCATCGTTTTCTTTATCAAACATGTCTGCAAAAGTATCAATATTATCTGTAGCTACCGCAGCATCTACTGCGCCTACAGCTAATACTTGTTTTGCTTTGCTTAAACCAGATAAAGCTTTTACTGTACCAAGACCTGGCACACCAAACTGAACTAACATTTCTACTGTTTTACCAGCTGTTCCTTCTACGTCTGGTTTAACAGCATCAAAAAATTCATTAACGTTATCAGTTACTTCTGTATTAAACAAAAGATCAACAAAAGTTGTGGGTATTGTTGAAGCACCTTGAACAGCTCCAATAAGGCCAGCGGGTACCGCCTTACCTATGTTTCCTAAAGTAGATCCTTCTGGAGAAAGTTTTTGTTTGGTTATTTGTGCTATTTTATTTTGTATTTCATTGGGATCATCGCTATCAATGAAATAATTAGTTCCGTCCGGTAAGGTTACCGTAGGCATTATTCTAGCCCTTCAA